TTAATAACATTATTATTTGCAATTGTTGTTGTAGAATATTCGGTAGCATAAGGTTTTTGATACACGCCATAATCTTGCCATGTTGTTCTAGCTAAAGATCCTGTTGACCAACAATTTTCTAAATAATTATACGTTACATATCTATCTATCTGTACTGCATTATTAGATGTATAGAACCATGTTACTTCATTAAACTCTGAATTAACTGCTGCATATGTTTCTGGTTGATTTGTAATACTAAAATCTTCAAAGACATAATCTTGTACACTACAAGGCATTTTAGAAATAGCACCATCAAACTTATAGAAAGAATTTTGTGACATCCAAAAGGCTGTGCCATTTACATCTACTGCTGAGTGAAGTGATACAGCTCCACAGTTTGCTCCTATTTGTGTTAAGTTAAATGTAAAAGGTGCACCAACAAATTGTAAGGCATTTAAACTTGTGTCCGTCCAAACTAATACCGCGTTACGTGAACGTACAGCCGTTATAATTTTTGATCCGTCTTGTATTCTAAATGAACCTGCTGTGTTTGTTGCTGTTGGTATCCATGTTGTATAATCTTCTTGTGAAGAAAAACGTAAAAATAAATCATCTCTTGTAGTTTCATCACCTATTATTGTTTCTGTACCAAATAAAAACACATGTCTATCTGGCATTGATACTAAATTAAATCGAGAAAGAGTAGGTGCACTAGATACTACTGCGGCAGGTGTACCAACACCTACAGATGTGTCCCATCTAAATGTTCCACCATTACTTACAGTAGCTAATAAATCTTCACCGAAAGTATCAAAGGACCAGTTACGTCCTTCTATTGTAACGTTAGACGTAGAACGAGGCGTGCCCCATGCTTCTTTACCCCACTCATACGTACCCCAACCATAACCATATTGAGATACGGCTGTACCAACAGATATTTGATATGTCGCTGTCGCTGTCTCCGCTGATGCTCCTGTGCTTGTTGCATTCGCTGCCGCTGTAATTGTATATGTATTGGCTGAAGGCACAGTTAGTATTTCATACTCTGCATCCATCGTTGCTGCAGGAATACCATTCACCGCACCTGACGTAGAAGATATAGTAACAAAATCTCCGACCTCTGCTCCATGACTTGCATCAGTAACTGTAACTGTTGCTGATCCATCTGTTGTTGTAAAACCTGTAATTGAACCTGTGGCTCTTATCGGTGTAACATCATAAGCAAGTCCTTCCGTATAAATATATAGTTTTCTATCGGTGCCGATGGCCGTGTACCGTACACCATCTAAAGAAGTCCATGCATGCATGTCTCGTGCAACACCGACTAAAGTACTATTAATTAATTTAATCCACCCACCTATTTTTTCTGGTAAACCATAACGAAAACGTACAAAATCAGAATCAGTCCAACGTCCTGCCGCTCCGTACTCCGTATCTTGTTTATCGATACCAGGGGCAAATGCTATTTTAGTAAGAGGCATTATGCAATCCTCATAAATCTATATGAAACTTCACCAGCGCCACCAGCACTAGCACTTGATACAGGTTCTGCACCGCCACCACCGCCACCAGATCCTCTTGATCCAGCCGAAGAACTTCCACCTGCTGGGCCACCAGAACCACCTGATACAGCGCCAGGACCTGCATAAGAAGATCCTCCTACTCCACCTGTAATTTGACAGTTATCTCCGCTACAGTTTCCTGGGTTAGTTCCTGCGTTTCCTGATCCGTTAGAATTAAATGTTCCAACAGGGCCAGTATTAAATGTTGTTATATTAAGACCATCAACAGTAGTTCCTGATGTCAAAACTGTACCTGAAATAGTTCCTGTTCCTCCAACACTAGCAAAGTTATTACGTAAAGGTCCTTGCACGCCACCACCAGAGGCAGAGCCTCCTATACCGCCAGCCAAAGAAAAAAGAGAACCTGAACTTGTACCTGAAACTGATGTAGCACCACCACTGCCAGCAGTTTCATTGTATCCATTTCCTGATGCTGTTCCACCAGCACCTGCAGTTACCGTAAGGGTTTCGCCACCTGTTACTGTAAAAACTTTATCAGATATGTAAGCTCCAGAAGAACCACCAGCACCTGCTGATTCACCACCAGCTTTATCATAAGAGGCACCACCTACACCACCAGATCCACCACCTACAGCAAATTGAAAATGAATAGCATTAGCGTTTGCAGGTACAGCGACAGATCCAGTCGTTGTAGAAAAAGAAGCGGGAGTATCAAATAAAGTAAAAACAGTTCGCCATGAACCGCCGTCTTTTACATAAACATTTGAAATTGTTTTGTTGGTAAAAGATGTGCCGTCTCGAACGTAAACTTGAGTTCCAGCATCTGAACTTATTTCACGAAAAGTACCACCATCTTTTACATAAATTGGCATAATCGTTTAACTATATTTGTACCAAATGTCTCCATCAGATCCACCACTTGGTGCAGATGTGCTTACTGTTCTTGTGCCATTAGCATTTGTTCCTGCCGTAGCAGAGATAAAAGCTTGTACATCACTACCAATAGCAACACCTAGGTTTGTTCTTGATGTATCTTTATCAGCCACATCATCTAAGTTTTCTGATTCTTGCATTACGCCAGTAACAGCAGTGCCTGAAAATTTATATTTGATAGATTCATAAGTTGCCATATTACTTCTCCGTTAGTTTCCAACCATAAGTTGCGCCTGAGTATACTAAACTAAAAGCTGCATCTTCGGTTGCTACAGTTAAATCTGCTGTAGCTCCATTAATTTTTAAACTGTTTCTTCCGATTGTTAAATTGTTTGTATCAAATGTACTTGCTAAATCTACAAATCTTACCTCATCTCCTGTAGAAGGAGCTGCTGGTAAAGTAATTGTGAAGGCTCCACCAGTTGTATCAGCAAATATTTTATCTCCACTTAAAGCTGTGTAGGTAGTTGTTTTAGTAACCCATGTGCCACCCGATGTCTGGAGTTCATACCAATTAGTACCATCAGTGGCCAAGAAAACACTTGTTTGAGGATTAATAACATAGGTATTACCTGAAGCACCTAGTCTAGCTGTAACTGTGTAAGTTGTAGCTGCATTTCGTAAAAAATATAATTTTTCTTTTGCTGTAAATTCTACAGTGTGATTGGCTGCCGCATTTGTAAATATAATAGCAGCTTGCCTGTTTTCATTATCTGCTTGTATAGCAGGACCATCTGTGTTTGTTAAAATTGTTGTCGTTCCTGATGATATATCCTTTGTATATACACCAGCTATTGACTGCTCTAATGATTGTGAAAAGTTGTTATTTGTAGTTGTACCCCAAGAATTTGCTTGATCTCCTACCCCTATTAACTCTATCTGTAGTCTGCTTGAATATGTTGACATAATTTACCTACGCTGCATCTCGCCATGTATTTGTAGCAGAATCATCAACATTTGTCCAAGTATTTGTGCCAGAGTCAGGAACTACTTGCCATGCATAAACTGCTTGATCTCCTTGAGCTAGAGTCATAGCTTGGCCTGTTACTTCTACTTTAGCTTCGGCATCAACTGTAACTGTTCCGAGAGCCGTGTTGACTGTTTGACCAGTAGGTAAAACTGTTGCTGAAGCATTTATAATAGAAGCACCAAGAGCTGTTGTCATTGCTTGACCTGTTACCGCTGCTACACTTGTTGTAACTACACTAATTGTTCCTAATGCTGATGTTAAAACCTGTCCTGTTACAGTAGGAGCTGTAATAGCTTCAACTGTAGCTGTTCCTAATGCTGATGTTATATTTTGACCTGTTACCGATACTGGAGTTACAGCATCTACACTGACGGTACCAAGGAACATATCTAAGTCAGGTTCAGCCGAAGCATCAATTGATACTTGACCGCCTGCTGTTACAGCAAATGTTCCTATAACTGCATTTAATCCAAAACCACTAACCGATACTGTAGGATTTGCTACAGCAACCGCTGTTGCTGTCCCTAATGCTGATGTTATTTCTTGTCCTGTTACTGAAGCAACAGAAGTAGTTACAACAGTTTCATCACCAAGGGTAAGATTTAAGTCTTGACCTGTTTCAACAACGGTAGCCCCTGCACCAATAGTTTCTGCTCCTAGAGCTACTGTTAAAGCTTGACCTGTAACAACCGCTATGGCGTCCTGTTTACCTAATGATGATAATGGTCCTTCTGAAAAGGCTAAAATACCTAGAGTCATAAGACTCTATTTTAACTATAAAAAGTGAATTAGTCTACTGTGCTTTTTTATAATACGAAGGTAATCCAAGCATAGGCCTGCCATCAAAAGCATTGCTTTCTTGAAACTGACCCGCTTTATTATTGTAGTGTAAAAATACTTGACCACAGTCTTGACCTTCAAAAGCATCACGCCAATGTTCTAAATCACACCCACTATATACCAGCATATCTCCTGGTTTTAATATGACTTTTTTACCTTTATTACCAAACCCTTCTGTTGGATCTAAGTATATAGGCCATTCATCTCCACCAAGATTTAAGGTGCATGATATTTCACATGATGGTCTATCTTTGTGTCGATGTAGTATATCACCATATTTATAAATTCTTGCATAAGTATAAGTTGGAATTAAATTCATTTTTGTTACTTCCATCATTTTTGGTCGTACTCTTACCATTAATGTTTCCATGACAAGATCTGCATAATGAGAATAGGTGTCAGGTATTTGACTATCTTTCCACGTTCCCCAACTTTCATCAAAAGGAGATATATACCGTGTATCTTGTAAATGTTTTGCTACTTGTCTTTTATTTAAAAAATACGCATAACAAAAACTAGCAACATCTTTTGATACTGCTCTTTTAACTACTTCGTATTTATCTTTTTCAAAACTCATTTTTTCTCCTCTGTTTTCATAAAACTATTATGTATTGCTTGTATGTTAAAATGTATAAAACGAAACGCTTGATTAGGTCCACCTACAGAGTATTGATGTGTAACGTAAGCAGGCATAATTATTAATGTACCTGGTGTAGGTTTCCAATGTGCTGAATCAGAAGCATAGGTAATTTGTGTTTGATCTTTTTGTGGTAAGGCTGATAACAAAGCAGCGGGCCGTGGGTCGTGTATCACGGGCACGGGACCGTCTTCATCTCTTTTTAAATACAAAAATCCTGATACATGATTATTAGGATGAACGTGCGAGTTGTGATGACCACCTCCATCTTTAGGAAATTCTTGCACCCAACATTCAGTAAACACACATGTATGATTAGATAAATCAAAACCCATCTCATCTAAAAATTCCCATGACCGTTGACCTATATGATCTATATAAAATTTAAGTTCAGGATCTGTGGCTATCTCATAGGAATGAGCTACCTCACCAAAATCTGAATTTTTCTTTTTAACTCTTTCTTTATATTTTTTTGATTGTTTAATTTGATCTAAATGTTTTTCACATTTTTTATTTATATCATCAGTCCAATGAGATAAATTCTCCATGTATACAGGTGTTTTAAAATATTCTTGAAACCCCATCATGTGTGAGGCCATCCTTGATGCCAATTAACTAATGAATACCTTGTACCTGATGTTACTGGAGTAACACGGTGCCAAACAAAAGAAGGAAATATTGTTACTGAACCTTTTAACCTTGCAGGTTTTATAACATGAATTGCTTCTTTTTTAGGCTCATTTAAATTTACTTCAAAGTCGCCTCCTTCATATTCACTGCCATCCACTAAAGCTACGGTCATTGATAGTTTTCTTATTTTACCATTTTCATTTTTTCTTGGTCCACTATCCGTGTGCCAATCATAATGTTGTTTTTTTGATCCTACATATTTTGTAAATTGACAAGACTCAGAAAAATCCCATTGAAAATTCCAACCTGCATTGGCATTTGCTTCGTGTACTAAAGGATGTAACTCACGGTAAATCCATACAGGATCCATCCATACAACATTTGAGTTACGTTGTTTTTCTAATTTCTTTTGTTCATTAGGTGTCATGTTATCTGGATCGTATCCAAACGTAACACCTGCTTGTTCTTTTAATTCTTTTCCATAAGCAACAATATCATCACATATTCGTGATGGTATAGCTCCATGAAAACACCAATAATAATTTTCTAACTGCATTCTAATTTTCTTATTTTATCTTATACCTTCTTTAATTAAATTTTCAAGATTGTCATGCACATTTTGATATTTTTCTATGGTATTTGTTGGTATCATTGACATATAATCATATTGATTTTTCTCTATTTTACTTGTTCTAATAGTGTGCCATGGCACATCATCATCAAAATAAGACAGATTATTTACTGCAAATTGATCAATATTTTTAAGATTTATATTATATCTAGGAGCTTCAATAAAATCAAAAATAGTATTTATTGTTTCTTGAGGATTGTTAACTAATTGATCATACGTAGTAATAACATAATCTTCCTTACTTTTAATTATGTTTTCTATACTCCAAATACAATTACCTAAATTTAATGTTGTACTCATTAACTCATCACAAAGTTTTTCATCAAATTGATTCATAGCTTTTAATGTTGAAGCTAAACATTCAAATACTGGTCTGTATAAAATTACAAATTTTCTAGGTATATTAAGATCTTTTAAATATTGTAAATTACCTGGTTTACCCCAATCACCTCTATCTAAAACATAACTACAGTGATAGTGATCATAGTAAGAATATAATGCATTTTTTGCAGCATCTAATAAACCTTGTTTGTCAGGAAAGTTTTTATAAATATCTGTTTGATCCATACATAATATTCGATGAACCATTTCAACAGCTATGCTATTTGGTGTAACTTTTATAAAATTTGTTTGATTAATTAGTGAGCCAAGCAAAGTATTCCCTGCTCTTGGCATAGAAGATAAAAAATTAATTTTGATATTTATACCTAATAACTACAATACCTGAGCCACCTGAGCCACCAGAACCAGCAGATGTACCGCCAGCTCCGCCTCCGCCGCCGCCTTTAT